CGAGTTTTTGATTATATATTTCATCAGCATTTTCATTAATGTAAATTAATTGTTCTTTAACTTCATTTACGTTATTAATGTCATTTATTAATATATAACCATCTTCGGGATAAACTTCTTTTATATTTTTACACCCAAAATAGATTGGTACAGTTTCAGTTAAAATTGAGTCGTAAAATTTCTCAGTAATCCAATTTTCAATGTGTTCATTTTCAATTGAAATATTAAATCTGTAATCAATTACTGCATCTTGTTTTTTAGGGCTACTATTTGTCCATCCACCATATTCATCAACAACCCCTAATTCATTTATCATTTCTCCAACCATAAATCTTTGAGGGTATGTACAAGATTCTCCGTGATAATCGGAATTCAATTTAGTAATTGACGATGAGATGTTTTTAGATTTTGGAAATGATTTATCAATTAAATTATCATAAGACCAAAAATCTAAAGTATCGACCCAAGGACCTCTCCCACCATAAAACGTATGTGCTAATAATTCTACACAATTACGATTATATATTTCACTTTTAAAACCAAAAATAATTGTATTTTCGGGTATATGTCTTTGATGACTACTCCAAGTAGGTTCATGTGGAAATATAAATGATTTTGTATTTTCTTTAATTTCCGAACTTACTGAATTAAAAAAAACTATCACATCATATGTATCGTCGTTAACAAACTCAATACCTGATAAATCAATATCGGGTGTTTTGAATTGAGCAATTAATCTTTTAACTATATTTTCACTAGAATCCCAAGGACAACTAACTTTTAGTTTTGTCATTTTAATATTTTTTCTTCTCCCAATTATTGTGGTTACATTGTACCTTTAAAACGACATATAATCCATAATTTCCAAAATCACCCATATTATAACCAGCCAATTTTGCTGAAACTCCAATTTCAAAAGCCTCCATATCAACTGTGGTTGGAAAATCTTTATCTTGTGTTTCAAATTTATAACAAAAATCTTCAAATATGTCCGCCATTTTTTGTAACTTATCGTTGTTTTTAATTAACAATACATGTTCACTTGGCATCATCGCATCTAACCATTCAAATGGTCCGTTTTGAGTACTTACATTATAAAAGATAAATTTATCACTAAATAAAGTTCTCGGATTATAGTGAGTTAAATTACCATTTGCAATTTCGTTTTGATGTGTAATATCTAACTCTTCGTGTTTTTTTAATTCTTGACCTACAATTGCATTTGTTCTTGTACCCATCATATCATAACCTAACGATTCCCAATTAGTAATGGTTGATGTTATTTCGTCATTATCCCAATCTCCGGTAAGTCCAGCGTCACAATCAAGATATAAAACCCAATCATATTTTGAGTCAATATTCTTTATCGTATAGAACTTCAATAATTGATTAAAAACTCCTAAAAACAAAATATGATTTTCTAATTTTTCTTCCCTTATTATAATTCTTTCACCATATTGTGAAATTTCATCGTTGAAATGTACAATTTCATTTGTTGTTATCATAATATCATGAACTGTTTTTGTCATAATATCATTGATTAATCTTTTTGCAAATGTTACATAGATTTCCGCACCTGGTCTGTTTCTATTTACAAAACAAATACTAGAAACTAATATTCTCATAAACCTAATAAATTTAATGTGTGTTTAACGTTATTGTATCTTGTTAAATAAGTATCATAATACTCTTTAGCGTTCTTTGTTATAAAATTTAAAAAATCTTTATCGTCTTTAACTTCTAAAAATCTTTTCTCAATCATTTTAGAATGACTCTCATCTCCTAATCTATCTATAGTTAATTCATCTGGCCTTTCAACTGAAATATAATGAAAATTTGGAATTAAATTAGGATTTAATTTTGTAATATATTCAAATCTAATAAATGGTACTCCTAATGCCATATATTCAATATCTCTATAACATAATTCACCTCTACCTGCAACAGACAAACCAATTTTATATTTTATTAAATCTTCAAAATATGTAGATGGACCACCTATCGGTGTTATACCCTCAAGATAAACACTATTAATATTTGATAAAATAACTCTATCTTGGATTGAGGTTCCTCTAAAATACATCTTATCAATATAATCAGGTATTTCTTTTCTTTTTTGATTATAAATTGTTAAATCATCAATTGTACAAGGGAAATAAATCCATGGTAAATATTTTTCTTTGTTTTTATCATTTAAATATGAATCAAGTTTATCTTGTCTAAATTGTGATATTAAAACTTTCTTTAAATGTGGATTGTTTATTTCATTTAAAATCGCATGTGTTAAATCGTCTGAAACCGATAATATATAAAAATCACCATTGTCCATAAATTCAATTACATATTCACATTCTAATAATAAAAAATCTCCCTTAGATGATAATTGATTTTCAAGATTAACTTCAAATCTACCAGAATTTGCAAATTCGTAGTATCTATTTTCAATTACCTCGTATCTATTTTTTAATTCGTCGGTTAAATCGTCCCAAAAAAGATTATAATCTCTAAAATATCTTGTATGTTCATTACAAGGATTATGTACTTTAATTTTTCTCATTATATTTCCGTTTTTTTATAAATCCAACAACTATCCCTAAATGTTATATTATTTACACCTAATAATTCGTTTACCGCATTAAATACCGGATTATGATAATAATCGTGCCCCGCAATTATACTGCCTATTTTAAGTTTAGGTAACCAAGAAGTTATATCTTTTTTAACACTTTCATAGTCGTGACTTGCATCGATAAAAATAAAGTCAAGAGATTGATTTGCATAATCCGAAGCGGCTTCCCAAGATATTTTTTTAACAACGTTAATATAATCTTTAACAGGATTGATATTTTTTAAAAAAATTTCATATATGTCTTCATAACTTCCTTTATTAATATCGGTAAACCAATCAAAAAATTCCCAAGTATCAACACAATCAAACTTAATATTTTTATTTGAGTTGATTATTTCAACCGCCATGTAAGATGCACTCATACCTTTCCAAACACCGACTTCAACGAAATGAGAATTATCTGGTGATGTTTCAACCATTTCTTTATATAAATTTTGAAAATCAAACCAATTTTCACCACTTACTGTTTTATTGTAAAAATGTTCCATATTGTAAATATTATAAATCTCCAGTTATTCTCTCACACCATCCGTTATTTGAACTATATGGCCACACAACCCAATACTTTGGTTTTTTATCTGTTTGAAATTCTCTCCATATTTTACCATATCCCTCACTATCATTTTTAATATTTTTAACTTCATTAACATCCGCATCTTTTCTAAAAATTGTTTCGTCATTTTCATCGTGAAATGCAACAACAAAAAATTCGTAATCAGTTAATGGTATTTTATCAAATCCAATATCAATACAATGTTTAAATATTGTTAAGAATGATTTTTCAAAATCTTCACCAAATAAAGGTGGGTTTGGTGCGTAGTTATTATCTATCGTGTATTGTTGTATGGCTCTCTTTTTAAACGAAAGACCCGAATACCTTTCGTAATCTTCCAATGACCTTTCTTTACCAAAATCATAAATACCAAAATCAATGTCTTTAACCTCACCATCCATTTCAAATAACTTACGATTACGTTTATGTGAATTAACATTTTTGGTCACCCATTTATTATCGTCATCCCATTGTTTTTTTCTACCCTTTCTAGTGTATTCGTGCCAAGCAATGATTTTATGTGGGTGAAACAAATCATAACCCCACGTATAAGCCCTAACAGCAATTGAAATCTCTTCCCCATGAAAATAATATTCAGGATCATGTGGAACTTCTTTAACAAACGAACCTAAAGTGAAGCAAAAATGTGCCGAATAAAATCTAGCAGGTAATGGTTCAGTTCTTTCCTTGTAGTCATCAATGGTTGCGGGTAAAAAGAACACCGCACCTTCGGGTATAAACCTATCAAAATTCATTTTCCACGGTTGTTGTATTCTACCACCTGGGTCATTATCTGGATCAAAAGATGATATATATCCCGTTAACAAAGGTTTCTTATGTCCTTTCTCTTGGAGTTGTTTTACCATTAAAATGCACTCCTCATCCCAATTTTCAACAAATCTGTGATGTGAATCCAACTGTAACGTATATTCTTCATCCTTATAATTCTGTTGCAATTGATTTCTAGCCCAACAAGCACCTTTTGACACCGTATAATCAATATCTACAATTTTAAACCTCTTGTCATCTTTAAATTCATTTAAATTATCCCATAAATCTTCAGTTGAATGTTGCCAAGCAATGGAAAAAACCAATTTTTTGGGGTTTTTAGCCTTTTCAATACAATCTTTGATTGTTGGTACCAATTGGGGGTCTCTGTATGATGCAATTTGAATAAAAATCTTTCCATTTCCCATATATTATAAATTATAATCTAATATAATGGAAATAATACACATTTAGAACCGTTATTTTGTTTTTTGGAAAAAAAATCGTATTATTTATAATAATAAATCTAAATGATAAATGAGTACAATTTACCAACCCATAGTAATTGAAAAAAGTAACGAAATTATTGAATCTTTAACTGACTTATTCAGTGATTATGAGATAATGTCATTGGAATTTGCCAGAAAGTATCTGTGTGATAAATTAACTGATAAGTTCATCGATGGAAGTTTAGATAATGACGACGAAGGGTCAATTTTAATCTTTAATGATGAGGAATTTGAGATAGTGTTAAGGGAAATTGTTGCCGGTAGTGTTTTGTACGAATTAAAAGAGAAGGGTTTAGTTGATTCTTACCAAGATGACACAACTGAGGAGATGTTTTTTCTCACAAAAAAAGGAAAAAAGGAAATGAAGAAAAATAATGAGTTAATTTAACTATTTTTTCTTTTCTTCGATACTTTGAGCATATAAACTACGCTTATACTGTCTAACCTTATCTTTTAATATTGATAATACCTTTTGTGAATTGGATAAGTTTGACGAAATCATTGAAACTCTTGATTTTGTGATCATTTGTAACCCTCCAGGTATTGAGTCCTCTAATTTTCTTAATTCTTTAACAGTTTCATTAAGTGAATTTTGTAGTTCTTCTATCTTGAACTGTACTCTACTAAACTCGTTGCGAGAAACCTTAGAAGTTTGTTCCATTAGAACTTTATCTAATATATCTTTTACCTGATTTTCGGTAATAATTTGTTTTTCCATATTAAACTGTAAAATCTTTATCTTCTTTGTTACTTAACTCACCATCTCTTCTCATTCCCTCTTTGATATACGTTCTAATCAATTTAGATACGGTTTTATCTTGATGATTGGCAACCTTTTCAATTTCTTTGTAATATGCGGGTACAACTCTGAATGTCAACATCTTAATAAGTTGTTTATGTTTAGGTTGTTGTGTTTTTGCGGTTTCACCTGATGCCTGCATTTCTTGATATTTCTTAGATGCCATTTGGATATATTTTTATATAAATATTTGGTTTTACCCTTATTTTTCATTATATTATAATAAATAGATAAAATATGTCAGAAGATAAACCACAAGTAAATTCGGTCATCAAAGAAATTGAGGAGAAATACCCTGAAATGACCAAAGAATTCAAAAGAATAATGAGGGAACAATATGAAACGTTCTGTAGGAAACAATCCAATTACGGTCCTGATAATATCGCATTAGGTAAGGATTTAAGTAAGGAGGAAGACCGTAAATTGTCTCAAATGGGTCTTTGGTTCAGAATGAACGATAAGATACAAAGAATCAAACAACTCGTCGTTTTGGGTCGTCAGGATAACGTAGGAGAGGTCGTGGACGACACCTACCAAGACCTATCGGTATATTCCATCATTGCTCAATTAGTCAAAAATGAAAAATGGGGAAAATAACCCAAAACAAAAAACAATCAAATAAGGGGTTAAGAAATAAAAAACTTACCCCCTTTTCTATTTTATAACACCTGTAAGAGTATTTATTTAAAACGACAAAGAAGCCATGAAAGTAAACATTAATCATCCATCCTTTATTTCATTTTTAGATAACGTTAGTTCCAACATTTTGTCCAATGTGACAGTTAGTAATTATTTCACACTACCCCAAGAAAAGAAAATGGGGGTATTATATATGGTGTTTAAACTAATGAAAAAATCCCTATTAGTTAGAGCAAAGTTAACCGACGTGGAAATGAGAAGTTTTGTTACTGTTTTATGGAAAAAGAACGAAGAGGTTGAAAATTATGAATTTGCTGCAATTTTGAATGACATCGCTCAAAATTTTGACGCTGTTAATGAGTTCACCAAAACAACCAAAAAAACAACAAGGACAATAAAAGTAGACAAAACTGACAAAACTAACAATGGCTAGAACTATTGACATAGGATCTAAAACATACTACGCAAAACAAACATTGAAGTGGTGTGAGAAGTATTTAGGTCTATGCGATAGAAAAAAAAGAAAGTTAATCTTTAAAGTTAGTGAAAGAAAAAGAAAATTTGGTAATTTTGAAATTTACGGAAATTATTGTTTTTGGAGAAATACAATAACATTGTACCTACCTAACAATAACACTATACATGATATTGTGGCAACTATGATACACGAATACACACATTATTTACAATCTCGCACAAAATATAGAAATTACGAAAAAACTCATTATTACTCGCAAAATCCATTGGAGAAAGAGGCTAAACGTAATGAGGAAAAATATACTAATATGTGTTTAAAACATATTAAGAAAAATATGTAATTAAATTATATCTTTCACAATCTCCGCTTCAGGAATTTCAATTAAAAATAAGAAAGTATCGTCGTTGTTATGTTTATTTCTAACGACAACATCACATCTAAAGTGTTCTTTTATATCGTTAATGTACCCATCTTTAATTTGATGAGGTTTCATTTTTTTATACACGTAATATAGTTTATCTTGATATGTAACCAACTCCTTTGGGACCATTATTTGAATTTAAAATGTGTTAATTTTGTTATATCTGAAACTGTAACTTTATGTGATTCTAAACCAGACGGTTTATCAGGAGTATTATCAAATTCATAAGCAAGATATTCTTTTGTTTTTACAATATAAACCACCTTCCAACATTTGGTAGGAACAGATACTGTACCTATTTTCTTTGCGACACCTACACTACCACACCAAATATGAACGGAATCTTTATCCATTGCAATTTGTCTTTCTAACGTTTCTAATGTTTTCCAATCTCCAGCATTTAAAGAATGATATTGTGGTGTCATATTTGAAAAATAAAAACATTCATCTTGAACATCTTGTGTTTGACATTGATTCTCGGCCGCAGGCATATTATGACCCCTATCAGTCCCTGAACCCTTGTAATCCTCAATTAAATCAGTTTCATTTGGTAATGATGGGTCAGGTTTAAAATTATCTTTTCTGGCCAATGGTGTGGGACAACCAACTTTTACCTTAGTAATCCACCACTCCACCATTACAGGATATTTTTTTGATTTTGAATAATGTGACGTGTAATTTGTATGTTTTAAAACCACCACATCTTGTGCCTGTAATGTTAATGTAAATAATAACCCAATAACCACTAAAAATTTTTTCATAAATTGTTTTCTATTAAATAGTTGTAAATCTCCAATGCAGTATTATTATTAACAATAAATTCGCTATAAGGTATGTTGTTAACATCCAATGTTTCCTTAATGTCGTTATCAATTTCGATAGCTTCCTGTAAGTCCTGTAATCTACCATTTGTATCATATGTTTCATCGTTTCTTTTTAATAAAATGTTTATGTTGTCATATTGTTTGAATAAATTCCAAAGAAATTTACCTAAACCCGACATTGAGTAGTGTGATGCCGGATAACCCTCACCATATCGTTGTTCGTAAAAACAACCCAATACTATAGGTGAATCAACAATGATATAGTCAACCTTACCATAAAGACGACTGATGTTTCTATGTTGATTTGCGGTTATAAAAAACTGATCCTTCAATTGAGATACATTTCCTTCCCAAGCCACTTCTTTTGGGAACTCATATGTATATTCAACACTCATGTGATGTTTTTTCATCTCGGTAAATAAACCTGACGCTTGTGTGGATTTACCTATACCAGGACCACCAAAAAAGTTAATTATCTTACTCATACTTTATATAATATACAAAAAATAAATGGAATAAAAAACCCTCACATTTCTGTGAGGGTCCCTTTGAGTATATAATTGACTGAGAATTATAATTTAAATAAAATCCCAAATTGAGCGGCATTTAATGGATTATTAACACCATTAAAACCTACCGAAAATGTAGATTTAGAATGAACATCACTATAATCAACTAAACTAGCCAATGTTGTAGTAAGTGCAATTTTTTTAGTTACAAAATAATTTGCACCAATACCTAAACTTGTATTAGTTGTTGTTGTTTTAGTTTTACCAACTTCTAACTTGTTACTTGAAACACCTAATTGAGAAAAAATACTTAATTTATCAGAGTTTTTTAAGTAGCATCTACCAAAGACACCAATTCCTGTTGTTTTTTGTGTAGCATTCTCACCAATACCTGCGTTAACCCCTAACGCAAATCTATTAGTTAAAAAATAACCAACTGTTGGATTAATACTATACTGTCTTTCAGTACCTGTTGTTTTTGAATAAGAAACTGTTCCTTCTAAGAATTTTTCAGTTTTTTTAAATTGTGCGTTTGATGTAAGCGAAATAAACATTAATGTTAATGATGCTAAAACGAATTTAAATTGTTTTTTCATGTTTTTTTTTGTTTTAAAAATTTATTGTATGTAAAATATATGAAATAATACCCACACACCTTAATAAATAAGATATATATAGGTGAAAGGGTAGGTTTTGGGGGTGTCGATTTGTCAGGTAAAAATTAATTTGGGTTTTAGGATTGATGGCCTTAAAAAAGTTCAATTTTATTTTATATTATACTATTTATAGAATTATTACTATGGAACAACACACAATGGAATTAATTGGTATGATTTTAGTTGCTGTCATTACAGCATTAGTCGGTCCAGCAGGACTTGAATATGTAAAAGTTAAACTATCTAAACCAACATCAAAAGACATCGTTAGAGATGATATTGAAAGAAACTTGGTTATTTTTGACGAAATATCAGAAATTAGAGATATGTTAGATGCGGATAGGATTTGGATAACCCAATTCCACAACGGTGGTCATTTTCTTCACACCAACAAATCTATTCAAAAATTCTCAATTACATATGAAGATACTAAACCTGGAATTGGTAGTGTTATTCATTTATTCACAGATATTCCACTATCATTATATTCAAGGGCGATGAACCACATTATGGAAAATAAATATTTGTGGGTTTCAGATTTTAAAGATGAAACCATTGCAACTTATGGACTAAAGTCGGCTGCCGAAGCAACCGGAACCAACGCAACATATGCAGTTGGGTTGTTTGATATTGCAACAGACAGATGTATTGGAACTATGGGTGTTGATTATAGAGATAAAAAGAAATTAACACAAACACAAAAAGATTTTTTAATAGAGAGAGGTAGTCGTTTGGCTGGATATTTATCAATATACCTTAAATCAAAGTAACACATTATGAAAAAATATATATTCACAGAAAGCCAAATTAAGAAGATTATTGACAATCAAATTGTAGAAAATAAAGATTTACAGGAACAAACAATGGTTAACGATGAAACTGCGGCAATCAATGCGGGAACTAAAGCCTTTTTAGACATTAAAAAGGTACAGGGAGTTAATTTAACCGATAGAATTAAGAAATACCAACAATCAATAGGTTGTGAACCAACGGGTCATATGATGGACTGTAAAGACAAATTACCACAGAAAGATAAAGAAATGTGGCAAAATTACATATACAAGAATCAATCAATTTTTGATAAAGCTATTAGATGGTTTAACCATTTCTTTGGTTAATATTAAAATATAATATAATATAAGTTATACCCAAATATTTTTTATGATATTTGGGTTTTTCTTTTAATATACTTACTTTTGTGTCTTAATCAAAAAATAGATTTATGTCAGAAGAGAAAAATGAGAAGAGATGTTCAGGTTGTAAAACACCCAAACCACTTGACAATTTTTACAAAAACAAATTGGTGTTAGACGGTCATAGTAACTACTGTATTGACTGTACCCGTGAAAACTCTAAAAAGTATTTTCAAAGAAAGAAATTGAAAATCTCTAAAATTGAAAATGACACCCTATTAAAAATGGCATTTTTGAATAGTGATACAATTGGTAATGTATCGGTAAATGCGGAAAATTTAATGAAAATCATGATGATTGAAAAGATGATTGGTTCAATTACAACTGAATTGAGTAATCTAAAGAATAACGTAATAAAATCGGAAAATATCATATCTCAATAATTTTGGTTTTTTTATATATTTATGTAGTATGAATATTACCGATTTAGTGTACGACGTACTAGTTGAGGAAGTAAAAAATAAGAAACAATTTGCTTTCCTATTGAAAAAATGGTATGGTGAATCCCCAAATTTAGATCAAATAAAAGAAGCTGAGAAAAATTTAGAGTTCTTTTTTGAGAAACAAAAAGGATTAACAATGAATAATCCAGGTGTTCTTTCATTCTTACATCGTTGGAATGGTGTTCATGGTTTAGGTGTTAAAGTACAGAGTTTGGATGATAATGGACAACCCATAACTAAATTAGTACCATTTAAATTTGAAGACATTAATGACCCTGGTCGTTATACTTTAGAACAATTTGAGGATTTACTTGATGAATTTAGAGACAGAACATTAAATGGTAATCAAGAAGATGAAGATGAATTTAAAGGTAAATTAAATGCCACCCCTGGAAAAATTGCAGCATCAAAGAAATATTGGTTAGGTGATAGAGATATGGTAATTGGTGAGGAAGGTTTTAAAGTACATTATGTCCCCGATGCTAGAGAAGCCATTAAATACGGATTTTACCAAGAATTAGTTACTGAAAAATTAGGTGGTCAACAATGGTGTGTAACGGGTAGAAACACACCAGAATCACGTGGTAACATGTGGGGAACTTATAGACCTAAAAGAACATTTTGGTTTGTAATTGATGAGTCTAAAAATCCTGAGGAGAACAAAGACCCAAATGTTTACAAATATTATTTATGTGCGTTACAATATTGTGAAAATGATAGAAACCCATATAAAAATAATGAACTATACACTGGTTTTAAAATGACCAGTATGTTGAATGATGGAGATAATCCAAAAACATGGGAAGAAGTTGTTAGGATATATCCTCAATTAGCAGAACATAGAGATTCATTTACATATCAAACTTATGACGAATCTGAGTTGTTTGATAGAGATATAATTGGTCGTATCAATGAAATACCTGGAAATAGATTGGAATTTGCATTACTTAGAAGAGATTTAAAGAAAGCTTATATTGATAGAGCAGGTGTCATTTCAAGTGCAAAATCTTGGAGACATATGACAACAGATTTGAGAAATTTATATATAATCTCAACAACACCAAGTAACGTTATTGATAAATTTCAGTCATATGAATTAATGAGTGAAATTAGAAAAGTTGGTAATGAATTTAAATTATTAGATAATACTTTAAGGTCAATAGGTTCAAGAGTTGACGAACATACGGGTAGAATTATTAATCAAAAATTGTCAGATGTTGGAGTTGGATTTATCTACGAACATTTAATGTCAAATGAGTTTATAGTTGCTAGAGTAAGTATAGATAATAAAAATTTAGTTTTATATGAAAGTAAAAAAACAAAGAAATTTGGTTTATATTATAATGATAAAGCATCGTGGGTTAAACAAGACGGTATAGTTTTTGAACCTAATTATGTTCAAATGGGTACCGACTTATATAAAGATAATGAAGGTAAAACTTACATTGTTGAGACATATACAACTGGAGGTGATCCAGATAATTCAAGTTTATATTGTGTCTTTCCAATTGAGGAAAGTGATGATGCGAGTGGTCATTTTGTCACAGCACAAAAATTTGAGTTATTAAAAACTAAAATACAACCTAATGATGAAAATGATGATGATGGTAGTGTAAAAATTAGTGATTTTGATCCTGAAACGGATGTGGATATTAAAGAAATGAATTAAATAAAAAAGGGACATTAAGTCCCTTTTTTTATGATAATAATTTATAATATTCATTAAAATGTTTTATTCTATCATCAATTCCTATGTACCCGCCATTTACTCGTTTTGTTATAGCTTTAACAGTATCAACACCAGCCCCACCATCCGCCATTTTATGTAATCCGTTCTTATTAAAGAACCAAGCGGCAGATAATAGAGCATAAGACGAAGCAACCTTTTCAGGGTTTACAGACATATCTTCATTAATAGATTTACCAAATGCTGTGTAGTTGTCTTTACCCGTTAATTGAATGTAACCACGACCACAGAATTTAGAACCGTCTCCTGAGGCCTCAGGACCATTACCCATTCTACCACCATAAACTCTATTTGCAATTTTTTGAGGTTGTCTTTCATATGGTTTAGCATCTGCCTCCGTTTTAAAATATTTGTTAAATGTTCCTACTAATCCTTTAGCGGAATAGTTTAAGTTTTCTTTTGTCAATCTAAATCCACCACTTTCATGTCCACATTGAGCTAAGAAATGAGCTAAACGTAATGGAGTGTTAATTTCAAATTTAGCGGCGGTATCAGGAATTTGAGCAATAACCGCATCAGGTATATGTCCTCTTAATCCTTCTAATTTTAACCCACCAACACTCTTAACGGGTGCAGGTTCGGTAATAACCGTAGGAACACTAACTGGTGCGGATTCCGATAATCCCATAATTACACTCCAAGTTTTATCTCCAACAATACCATCAGCACCTAAACCATGTTCAGATTGCCACGCTTTTACTGCAGCCTCAGTTTTAGGTCCAAATTTACCTATAGGGTCTACTCCTAATTTAATTTGTAATTTTTTCACATCTTCTCCTTCTGATCCTAATTTTAATAACATAATTTCTCTTTTATAATAAATACTTTATTTGTTGTGTGTTCCACACCAAGGACAAATTGGTAATGATTTCTTACCCTTGTGTGTTGTTTGAGTAAACTTCTTTCTACAATTTTTACAAGTTAAAAATTTAGCGTCTTTATTTAAATCCTCAATACTTTTAACTTGTTTATCTGTTAAAGGTTTTTCTTCCTCAATCCTATCGGCGAATTTATATCTCAAAGGATTAGACATTCTTTCTGATTTGCTAAATAATCTTTTCTTTCTTGTAAATGCAAAACTTCTACTTCTCTCGTCGATGTCTTCACCTTTATTAACCAACTTCTTTAAATTCTCTAATTGACCTTCTGATATTAATATTCTCATTTTATAAAAGACATTAACTTTAATTTATTTTCATTCAAATTCAATTGATAATTAGTTAAGTATGAAACTAAATTATCTATTTTAACTGATTTGTTATAAAAATTTTGTTTATTGTCTTTGTTCTCATAATCAATTTTAATTGATTCATTATCACAATCAATCGACATTGATTTAATTCTCACAGTAACATGTTCATTGTCAAACCTATCCGTACCATATCCACCATTAAAAAATTTATCAACAATGTTATTTAATTTTTTTCTAAGTTCAATACAATGACGACTTGTATTTGGGTCAGATATTATTTTATCAAAATACTTTTTAGTTTCTCTTGTTATATAATTATTGTCACCGTATTTTGGATATTTTATTTCAAAATTATAAACAGGTTCGTCTATTTCTGTGGTTATATTATATTGACTTATATAGCTGTCCAAAACATCTTGTAATGGCCATTCATCTCCCCCAATATATTTAATTTCTTTTTTGATTAAAAAACGAACTAAATGGACTACAGAAAAATTAAATTCATCATCATTACCGAAGGATAAATATTTTTCAATATCATCCGCCTCCCTATCGTTTTCCTCTTCATAACTTCTATAACTTAAATCAGTTACATCATCAACAAAATAATCTTTCAACTCTTCGTTAGCTACGTAATTTGGAAAATAATCTTTAGTAAATTCCTCAATACTTTTAACACCTAATTCATTTGATAATTCATATTTGTTTTCATTATAATAATTTGTAAAAATTCCTTCAATATCTGAAGAATACTCTTCTTGTTCGTAATATTTGTTTTCCAAATCATTATGTACCCAATCCCATCCGTTACTAGCTTCACCTCTATATTGATTAATACTGTCACTAACACCTGTAGCCTCACCAATATTAATATCATCAACTTGTATTACTAGTCTTCCATTATATACGTCCACAGAACCATTTCTAGTGTCATCATTAATTAAATCTTCTAACGCATCATTATCCAAATTTAAAATTGCTACCACTAATGGATTGTCAATAGTGCCTATTGATTTTTTAATTACCTCCATTCCATCTTCATCTGGTAATATACTTATTCTCGCAATTTCACTTTTCACTTCTTGTTCCGATGTTTCTCTAACTAACGATGGAAAGAAATAATATTTAATCTCATCTTTACCAAACCAAAATTCAGTTGTGTTAATTCTTTTATCATTCTTATCCATATATTGATTTGTCTCAAAATGGAATTGGTATTTATCCAAAGGATTAGTTTTATTAATCATTATGAATAATGGACCTTTAACGTGATGTGATGGGAAATAATTCGTTCTATCTCTATATTTTTTATTCAAACAATATTCACCCCAAGTTGTACACCACTCTGTGTTAACTCCTAAATAAGATGACCCCTTTTCGGTCAATGGTTGGTAAAATGTCCAATCTTCACCAGTGTGTAATAATTTATAATCGGTACCTAAAATCAACGAATCTAATATCAATTTAAAATCTAACGTATCCTCAATAATATATTGTTTAACAATATTGTATAAGTCACCAAGTTGTCTTATTTTACCAATTTCCACGGGTATATTATGTTGATAAACATATCCCAAATATTCTTTTGCTTTAACCAAATCTTCAATTTGTAACGTACCCTTTTGGTATAACGATAATAATAATTTTGAGTATTTTCCTAAATTTAATAAATTACCAACCCCATCTACATTTGATCTTGGGTCAGATATTACAATATTAATAAAGGTCTCATATGGTATTTTAGAATAATACTTTTGGTGTATTTCCTGACCACTTAACTCAAGTAGTAATTCCTCCATTAAAACATCTAAAATCTTCATATCTATATAAATATCTCTTTATGTATAATAAAAAACCCCTCATTTCTGAAGGGTTTATCTACGACTTTATAATAATATTGTTACAAGTATCTCTTGAACTCACTCTTTATCTTCTCCACTGCTTCGTTTACTTGAGGTAATTCCTCTTTTTTAGGTTCTACCACATTTTCCACTTGAACTGTCTTTTTGTTGTTTTCAACCAACATTTTAAGTTGTGATTCTGTGATTTTAAGTTTCTTAGTCATCGTTTTGTTTTTATATAAATACTTGAGTTTCCAAAATAGTTTGATTATATTACAAATATGGAAAAACCAAAAGTAATTAACGCTCTTGAAACTGAGAGTTGTTGTGTTCCCAAGGGATGGGGTGATGAGATTATTATTGAGAATAATGATATGTATTGTGGTAAACTTTTAAGATTTAAACAAGGTGCAAAGTTTTCAATGCACTATCACATGATTAAAGATGAAACTTGGTACGTAGATAAAGGTGAATTTATCTACAGATGGATTAATACTGAGACCGCAGAAACAATTGAACAACAATTAAAAGTTGGTGATACTGTTAGACAAAGGCCCGGTCAACCACATCAATTAGAGGCTTTAACTGACGGCGTAGTATTTGAGGTATCTACAGAACATAAAGACACAGATTCATACAGAGTATGGAAAGGTGATAGTCAAAAGTAAAATATGAAAATAACTGTAATAGGTGAATTATGTACCGATATATTCGTTTATGGTGAAACTAGGAGAATGAGTCCAGAGGCACCTGTTCCTGTTTTTAATCCATTATTTACAGATGAAAATCCAGGTATGGCTGGAAATGCGGTTGAGAATCTGAAACCTTTTGACAATCAAAATGAAATTAACTTTATTCACCAAAAACAACCAATTACCAAAACAAGGTACGTGGATTACAAAACCAATCACATGTTTATTAGAATTGATGAGGGTGAGAACAATGTAGATGAATTGGTATTAACCGATGATATTATTGACCAAATTAAAGAATCCGACGCTGTTATTATTAGTGATTACAATAAAGGTTTTTTATCTTATAATATCTTAAAGGAAATTGCATATCATTCTAAATTTATCATAATGGATACCAAGAAGAAAATTGGTCCGGATGTCTTAGCTTGTTTTAATTTTATTAAATTAAATGAATCTGAGTTTCATAAACAAGAGTTAAATGAAAAATCAGAACAGAAGTTATTAATTACATTGGGTTCTAAAGGTGCTCAATATATGGGTGAAGTGTTCCCTTCTCCTGACCCTAAAGAAACTATTGATGTTAGTGGAGCCGGTGATACATTCACAGCATCGTTTACGTTAAAATATTTGGAAACTAAAGATGTGAAACAATCAATTATTTACGCTAATAAAATGGCGTCAATTGTTGTTTCTAAAAGAGGGGTATCTACACCATGGAAGAAACAGGCGTCATTAGATGACCATGATTTATTACCAAAAATTTATTAATTTATAGGTAGGTATTTATTTTGGATTTAAGGTCTTCTAACATTAATTCGTGTGATTCAAGATGAAGATCCTCTTTAACTAACATGCTGTTTAATATAGACCCATCAGAATCCTCATAAATTGATTTATAGTCCCAAATTTTGATGTTATTTGTTTTACCTAACTCAGATATCAAATCCTTAAAATGATTCCATAAATCAACCCTAACCTTTGTTGTTGACATAATCCTATTATCTTTATCCCAACCATCTTTAATTGTTCTATTAGGTAGGAGTATTATAATTTCATTTTTATAGATATTTTTAAATTCTTCTATAAAATTGGAAAATCTAACGATTAAATCTTTAAGTAGTTCATCAACAGGTGTGTTCTTTTCTTTTGATTTTTTTAATAAAGCAATTCTCAAATCCACATCTCCCATTTCAAAAGATATTACATCCATTTCCCAAATTGGGACGGTAGTGAAAAATCTTTTCCAATCACTATTCAAGAACCTACTTAAAGATAAACCTTGTATTGAAACAGGAACAATGTCATATTTTTCTGTTGTTAAATATTCTATTGGTGCCTTAGTGTTATAATTTACATGTGAATCGCCAACCATCCAAAATTTTGGTTTATGTATTATTGAATTGAAGTTAATTCCTTTTCTAAGATAATCATTTGTTAATGTCCATGGTAATGGAATTGTGTATTCACATTTACCATCTACCTTTATTTCTAAATCTACACCACAGTACATTCCCCAATATAAACCAGCGTTTGGGTCAGGCATTAACTCCCTTAATGTTGTTGTAATCCAATAACTACCATTAGGTCCAAGTTTTAACGGAAATAAACGAGTGTATGTTCTAAATGGTAATTGAATAAAATTGAGTACTGTGTCCACTTCTTTATTGGTGTTATTTCTAATCCAATATTTTATTTTGTGAACATTATCTTCAATGTAAATTTCGTAATTTTCTAATTCAAACATTTATTATCTATTATCAATATAAATTATAATACCGGTATAATAATCAAGAAATTCTTCATTATATAAATTCCATTTAATATTTACCCCGTCTATTGAATATACCTCAAAATTGTTAAAATTATTTAATAGATAATCTCTAAAATATCTAAATTTACTTTTTAATACCATTGAAGATTTTATATCATTTTCCATCCCAATGTGAAATTCAGTTACTATTTTTGGTACTGTTTTTAGAAAATCAAAATTTTCAATTGAAAATACATCATACTCTCCTCCCTCACAATCAATTTTTAAAAAATCAATTTTACTTAATCCATTTTCGGTAATAAACTCAGTAAACGTTAATGTTCTTGGATATGCAACATTTCCATCCCATTCAATTTTTACATTTTTAACGTCGGTAATGGCCGCTTTAACAAATGAAACAGGACTACCCATTAGATTTTGTTTCAACACTTCAAATTGATTATCTAAAGGTTCAACAACCCAACAATGTTTTGGTTTATTTTTCAATATTGAATATGTAAATGGACCAATTGACGCTCCAATATCCACAACAACATCACCTTCCTCAACCGTAAAAAATTTTTCATAAATGTTATGTAGATTAAATTCTTCCGTATTTAATTTTTTAAAAACTTCAGAAACATCTCCCCATATAAAATTATTGTCTAACATTAAATTAAATTAAATTATTTCAATTGAGTTTATTTTATCTCCTTGTTGGATTAAATCAATAACATCTAACCCATCAGTAACTTTACCGAAACATGTATGATTTCTATCAAGATGTGAAGTGTTATTACGACTATGACAAATAAAGAACTGGGAACCTCCTGTGTTTCTACCAGCATGTGCCATACTTAACACACCTCTGTCGTGGTATTGTTTTTCCGCATTTACTTCACAAGGAATGTTATATCCTGGTCCACCTGCACCTGTCCCGTTTGGACATCCTCCTTGAATAACAAAATCAGGTAATACTCTATGGAAATTTAATCCATTGTAGAATCCTTCATTAATTAATTTTTTAAAGTTGTCAGTTGTTATTGGTGTTTCATTGTCATATAATTCTGCAATTATATCACCTTTTACTGTTGAAATTTTTACTTTGCTCATTTTTTTGTTTTTTATGTTTTTTCCAGTATTTATTCTAGTATACTAGCACTAGAAGCAAAACTAGATATAAAGAATACTAGTTTAATACTAGTTGATTTTATTTAAATTGCTTCATATTCAATTTCACCATAGTCGTAATAATTGAAATCGTCGTTATTAGTAACACCATCCTCTTCACCCTCTTCTATTTTCTTAACTGCTTCACACGCACTTCTTGCCATAACCGTATAAGTCCAAGATTGAACTAATGGTTGTTCGGCTTTTATTTCCCATTCTGTTTCTTCAGTGTCTTCAGGTAAATCCTCATCACAATCTGAATCAATTATATTTTTTTCTTTTTCTAATGGTCTCTTAAATGTGTCAATTGATTTCATTAATTCGTCTCTAAATTCAATTAATTTTTTTACTTCGGTAAATGTAAAATTAAAAGATCCATTAGGTGTTGATAACTGAATATCAACATGTGGGGTCTCATCGTTTCCAAAGTCATAAACCATAAAACCATTTTCTTGACCTAATTCAATGTTGGAAGTATCAGGATAAACTGAAATGTATGCGTCGGGATTATCGTCGACCATAGTTTTAAATTCTTTTTCAAGAGATTCCAATTCTTTCAAACAATTGGAATATTTCTTGGTAAATTCCTTGTCCCATTTTTTGGTGTACTTTGCCATAATAATTTATTTTATAATACCAATATATGAAAAATAATTGATATAAAAAAATTATATGGATATTGTTTTTGGTTCTTTCTCTTTGTGGAATTTTTTAACGTATTTCTTAAAGTCAGTCAATCCTCCTCTTTGTTCAACCCATTCTATTGGATCGATATCTCTAAATCCAAATTTACCTTCATTATCTGCAAGATAAACTGTGCCACTTGAAATTGAATTTAGTTTCATACCAACTTCCTCAAGTACTTTTATTATACTTGGTTCCTTAGTTTCCCATTTTTCAATAAATTCAATGATTGATTCTTTCCATAAAATATCAACAACTCGAATGTTATTTACCACAGTTTCATTCCAAAAACTATCTCTACCATTTCTAAGTGTTTTAATATCTGTAAAATGTTCACGTATTTCCTTTGCATGTTGTTTAACTAATCCATCAACCCATCTATAGTAGTTAATTAAATCTTTTGGTTCGTTAATATTATTAAAATCATTGTGTTCTGAAAATTCTTTTACAATTTTATCAATAATGTTCTTTGGTAAAATATGAAGTGTAATCCATCTTCTTCCTGATTCGTCAGGTCCACTCATTACATCTGCCGGAGCGTCAAATTGTAAATCCCCTTCTATTTGATATAGTATTCCACCTTCAGTTTGTATGCCTTTAATATCCTTTAACATATTTTTTTCCATATATCTAAAAGTGGATAATGCCTTTCTTGTACCGACCATCTCACCCATCTTATCAATACCATTAACGTCTCCAATATGAAATGTTGTGACTCTTTGTTTACCCCATATATAATTTACAATTGATGGAGTTAAAGGTATATCTAACTTATCAATATGGGATTGCACATTAGACAACCACTTCAGTTCATTTAACTGTTGTTGTTCAATAAGTTTTAATTGTGATTCTGTAACCTGAAGCTTCATTAGATATAAATATTAAAAATTAATATAAACCCAAGCATTCTGTTTATATCTACCATATTTCTTAAGTGATGCTGTCGTTCTATGCCACCCTTCAACCAAATCGTATTTACCATCTTTTGTTAAATAAACAATAATAGGTTCAGAAGAGATTCCATTTGTATCAAGTTTGGATTGTTGTGTATTATGTCTTTCAGAATCGTTAGGTACTTGTTGATTAATACTGCCACCGATTTTACTTTTTAAACCTTGTTGATCCCCATCAATAAAAATGTCTATTGATACATCCAATACTCTAAATTCCCAATATCCTTTACCAAATCTTTGAATCCAATTATCAAAATATGTCTGACCAAGTTTTTTATATACGTTATTATCAACACTCATTTCCTTTGTGTTTTTATACATCCAATCCCTAATGACATACTCGGGCCAATTTACTCCAGTATATTCCTTACCCTTCCTAACCAAATAGTTCAATAACCCATGACGAGTTTCGGTGATAAGTTTATATTGTGATTCTGTAATTAGGATATTCATTAGATATAAATATTATGCTAAATCAAACAAAATGATTTCGGTTTCTTCGTTAGGTGTGATATTGATTTTACTTTCTTCCTCAAAACTTAAACCGTCCCCCTCAATTAAAGGTATGTCGTTTAATGTGGAAGTTCCTGATACTACGTATAGGTAGTACCTACGAGACGAATTAAGGTCAAAACTAAAGTTTTCTGTGAATATACCCGATAACAATCTTGCGTCCTGTTTTATGGGTAATTTATCCGTTATGTCACAAAACCTATTTAATTTATCTTCTCTTGTGAATTGATACCACTCGTGTATTGGTTCTGTGTCTTTTACATTTGGTCTTATCCATAACTGTAAATAACGATTTGGTGTGTTGGTTGTATTTCCTTCTGTATGTCTAATACCTGAACCACAGGACATTCTTTGAACTGAACCTGCTGGTATGTCTAATATCTTTCCGTGACTATCTGTATGTCTACAAACCCCCTCAACAACATAACCGAATATTTCCATATTCTTATGTTCGTGCATTGCCACTTGACCTCTTGGTTGAACTCTATCGTCATTGATTGTTTGTAAATAACTGAAGTTAATATATTTCGGGTCAAAGTATGGTGGGAAACTAAACGTTCTATACGAATTGATCCAACTTTTCTTTGGGTTTGCTCTTGTATGTGCCGGTCTATGGATTATCATATAATTTATTTAATTCCTGAAAGATATTCATCTATTTTTTTTTGAATTTCAGGATTATTTCCTGTATAAATGATATTTGTAAGATATTGTCTCAATGGATATATTCTATCCGTTAATACTCTTTCCTCTACTTCAGGGTTTTTACGACTACGTGGTATTTCGTCCATCCAAGCTTTATTTGCAATTGTTCCATAATCAAAAGGAACCACCCTATAACGTGATTTAAGACGACTTCTATCTGCAACAAAGATTACGTTCAACATATCGGGTTTAATACGAGGACCGTCACCAGAATTACCAATAGACCCATCAGGTATAAAGTTCTTATCACGAGTAAATGAAACCATCGTTTTATGTTTGGATTGTTTTAATGTTCTATCTAAATTTAAAACCTCCTCGTATTGTTTTGACCCTACCAACATATTACCATTCATGATGTCTAAAGCACGTTCTTCAGTTGTATGGTGATAGATTGGAATTGACACCATATCTCTTAACTTCTCCAATATAACGTCCTGTAGTTTCATATTTTATAAATATCATAAAAAAGGGATATGAGTAGCGAATTCATATCCCAACGGAACGTTAACCATTCCGGTCCTAAGTTGGGTCTTCAAACCCAAGGTATCTTTATTTAATTTTATCTACCGAAGTTGTGAACTTGTGACACTTATCTGTTACTTTACCCGCATCGTGGTCTGTAATAACCAATTTGACATTATCATAATGAACCGTCATATCAGGGTGGTGATTTTGTTTATCCGCAATCTTCATAACTTCATTTACAAAAGGTATAACACTTTTATAGTTTTTGAAGTAGAATGTTTTAATAAGTTTATTATTAATTTCCTCCCAATTACTTTTATTCATAAGCCTATTATGTTGTCTTTCAGTTATTAAAATCGTCATAATATAAATACCTAATTAGTTACCCTTAATTTTCTTAAGAATGTCCAAGTTAGTTTTTACTAATTCAAATTTTTTAATTCCAGAGCGTCTGCTTCTCATTGCTCGTTTTTTTGGTGATGCTGTTCCCATATTAAATTGTTTATTATAAATATAATAAAAAACCCTTCTTTTAGGGAAGGGTTATTATGTTAATTACGAATTGAATTGGTTTTTACCCAATATTTTATTACTTAGTGTCGTATCAGGATTGTTCATATTTTGCATATCCTTCATACTAATTGTTGATTCAGGAGTTCTACTCGCTGTGATTCCCATTATCTTATCAAATATTTGTTGAGTAACCCCTGTTTGTCTAACGTACTCAGGTGCCACTTTCTTAACCGCAGCATCTGTTAAAGTATAAAATTGTCCTGTTGGTTTAACTCCAAGAGATGCTTGAATCATTTTAATATTATTACCTGATTGACCAAATTTAAGTGGTACTACTTCATTAGGTACAAATTTCATTTTTTGAGTAACGACTTGAGGTGTCATGTTAAAATATTTAACAGCCTTAGGATTTGAATCAAACATTAAGTTTACAATGCTAGCCTGTGCTCCACATTCATAACTTCCTTTATTTCCTTTAACGTCAGCAAATCTACCATTATTATAGAACACAAATGTTTCACCATTTTTTCCGGTGATTTGTTTCTTTTGTTCCATGGATTTCAACACACATCCTATGTTCAAACTTTTTTGTGGTGTAATTTGATTAGGGTTACCCATTGGTGCCGATTGTTCTTTAATGACTTTAGAAACAATATTTCTTAATTGTTCTTCTGTTAATTTGATTATTCTTTTCATATGATATATAAATATCTGTGTTTATTATAAATATTAAATATCATTTAATGTATTCATTAATGATAATTTGGGTCCAGTTCTATTTGGTTTTTGAATTCTTTGACTTAAATCAACTCGATCTTTATGTACCGCTTCTTTAGGTAATTGTCTTTCTGGATAATCACCCAAACGTTTTATTTCCCTTGCTTCAACACTTTTTAATGCATCTAATAATAATTTATCATATGTACCCTTTTTCAAAGTATACGGTACACGAATCAATCCCAAACCAAGATTATTAGTTTCAATAAATTGGTTTTTTAAATTATCACTTTCATATAGTATATTATAATTTAATTGTCTGGTGTATTCTGATTTAGCAAACCTAGGTTCAAAATGTTGTTCACCATCATATTCAATAAGGATATTAACATACCCTGGTTCAGGTATATAAAAATCAAACTTTTGATTACCTAATTCTTTGAATTGTTTTTCTGTTTCAAATTCGTAATCTTCTTCAGATAATAAATTTTTAATGTGAATTTGATTTTTTGATTCTTGACATATTGGGCAACCTTGTCCTGCAGAATGGTTAGAGGGAGTTTGTAGAAATATTCCATGCTCTCTACCGTTAGAACCTATTTTGTGACATTCAATGTGAATATCATCGGTCATTCTTTTAAATTCACTATCAAGATTTGGATAAGAATATGGTTTTTCATTTTCATCTTTAAATCTTTCTTTATTTAAATTATAAGTTGTATTTTTAAATTTATTTAGTTGGTTAACTCTTTTACATTCTTTACATTCAATTGATCCATATTTGTTTGTAGATCCCCAAATTGTTGAGGGTTGTTTATATACTACCGGAAAAGGTGTTTTTCCGTGTAACGTACAACCAAGGGTAACGGGTGAATTTCCTCCAATATAATCCGATAATAAAACAAATCTATCATTGTAGAGTTTACGGACTTTATCCATAAATTCTTTTTCTTTAACCGCTATTCTATTACATTCGGGACACAAAGGTGTACCAGTATAAAAAGTTTGAGCTTTTTCCCTTGAAATTTCTTGATTATGTTTTACACATTTTATTTTACCATTTTTTAATGGGGTTTCATATTCCATATTTTTCCAATCATACCAACTTATTGGGATATGGTATAATTTCATCTTTTCTTTGACTTTTTTAATGAATTCACTACGAGAAAGATTACTCAATGATTGTCTAACTATTCCTTGTTCTTCTCTACATTTTTCACAACCAACATATGGGTAGTTATCATATCTATAGTCTCGATATATATGACTTGCTGGATTTGTAATAGTTTGTTTACCGTGAGGTTTTTTATTTGAACCAAGTTTAGGACAATAAAAATCAAATCCATTATTAATACCTGTATATCTTCTTAAACCCGATTTATTGTAGATATATAAAGGATTTCCATTTTCATCTTTCCATATTTCCTCAGCCTTATTATAAAAATTATTTACTTCTGAATTTCTTTTATTTAAAATCCTATCTTTTTTACATCCAACACATCCTTCTGAACCAATACCACCTTTAGTAAGGTATTCAACTTTTACAGGAAAATCAATATTATGTTTATTACAATGAGCATTTACTGTTGCTCTTTTTCTAAAATCTTCCAAATTAGGAAAGTCATAAAGACAACCTCCTTTATAAGGAAAAAGTCCTTTCATACTGTTTAAAAAACCTTCCTTTGTTACCACATTATAACCCTCACCCAATGATGAGTTCTCGTCTTCCAATATAATATCTAATAATTTCATATACACATATAAATATCTCCCATTTATTAACGGACACAAAAAGAGAGAGACAAATTTCAACGGGGGTTCCGGCGTGTGAAAACAAAAAACCGTGAACGGGGTTATCGGAGGTTAGAAATTAACGAATACCCACATAGACAGGATAATCAAATCCATCAGGGTTCATAATAAATAACTGAATCAATCGGTGCCAACCCTCCCACATTTCCAATTTACCCTTTTCAGAACGGTTCATAGCCATAATCAATGGTTTCTTGCTACCAGACTTAAGGAGTTCCAATTGTTTCTCATGACGTTCCTTATCACCATCAAATAGGGTTGCACCCTTAATACGAGGTCCAATGTTGTGTCGTGACTCAGAATCCAACTTATCCATGGTAATATGAAGGTTAGGGAAGAATTTCCATTTCATCTTCTTAAGGTCTTGAAAGTATTGGTAATTAGGGTGGGTGGGGTTCATCATCTCAGGATTAAATCTGGCGGTGGTATAATAAAGGTCATTAAAGACCCATTCTGGCACATCTGGAAGTTCCTTTCTCAATTCCCTATATAATCCACCACGTAGTTCGTGGAGGTCTAAAACGGTCTCATATAGGGTATCGGTCAGGTTCATATTAATAAATATCTTGTATACCAAGAGTTCCTCGGGTGGTATCTTAATAATTTATATAAGAACGATTAGTTTTCCGTTGTATAATCTTGGATTTCCTTATAGTTTCTGTAGATTATGGATGATGTTATTGATTAACTTTAGTTTGTGTCCTGATCCTTGTCCCAAATAGATGAACTCTTTTTGCATAATCAACCAATCAATTTGTTCGGGAATACCGTACTCGTCACCGTCAAAGTAACGAACAGGTTTCTCTTCGTTGATAACTGTCTTTAGTTGAGATTCTGTAAGGATGATTTTCATATGATATAAATACCTATAATTGGAAATATGTTTCTAATATAGAGTTATTGTCCTCCAAAACCCCCCAAATGCATAGGGATATTGTAGGAATTGGAAATATAGTTCTCATTTTAGTTTATTATAATAACTTAATATTATAGGAATGTATTTCTTCTTTTTTGTATTTTTAGCAACTTCTTTAAAAAAGAACCCATCCCCATTGTAGTTATTAATATCCCATCTTACGGAACCGATTATATTTCTATGTACGATGAGATTACCTGTGTCAACTACTCCAGGTTCAATGAACCCACCAAATAGTCTAAGGGTTTCATTTTTAAAACATTGATTGAATATGATGATGTCACTAGTAAATGAATTAACTCTGTCCCATAGTTCAGGATGCATAATAGTATCATCATCCAAAAAATAAACATAATCATCCGTGATTATCTCCAATGCAATATTTCGTTGAGAATTTCCCGCTTTACTTCTATCGTCCCTATGAGAGATGTATGTAATATTAGGATGTACGGGTAGTTCTTTAGGGATGTAGTCCAAATCAAAAACAACATACCAATGATAATTCTCCAATGGAATACATATGGAGTCAAAGATGGTTTGAAAGTTTTTGGGTCTTGAACAAGGGGTTACTATATTGATGAACATAGTTTAAAATATAAATAAAATTACCCAAATAAAAAACCCTCTGTGTTGGAGGGTCATATGTTAGTGTTTAATGGACGCATTTAATTTTGCAACGTCGTCATCGGACATGAATTTGGTCTCGGGGTTTGAAGTATTTGGATTGGATGTCATACCTGATATATATTCATGAGTTCTTGATTTAAAATCTGTAACCATTTGTTGTAATGGTACCGTTTTAGAACCTTTATCAATTGGGTCAAAAACGATTGCGTCCTTACTATTGTTCATGATTTTAACCGTATATCCTTTATTACCGTCATTACCTGAATAAAACTTACCAATTACATTACCTGTACCATCTTTTAATACTTGTGATGGGTTTAAACCCAATTTTGATATTGGAACACCCATAATAGTGTCATCTGTAGGTTGTTGTTCATATAACCCACGTATTTGATTTCTTTCTGATTCTGTGATTGTAAATTTCTTTCCCATGTTATATAAATACAAAAAAATCTGGAAAATTTTTAAATCACTTTTAGGTGTAAGACCTGATTTCCCCGATTTTTTCCGGAAAAATTTCAGTTACGTTATTGACCCCCCTATTGGACATAGAAAATACCCCCTATATAAGGGGGGATACGGGAGGGGGGACCCCCCATACCACTACCCCCACTACTGATAGGGGGGTTGCCACACAATATTGTTCCCGAAGGTTCACCTATGGTTATCAACAACTTACTAACAATAGAATGTGGATAACTTTATTGGTATATTCTAACTTTGTATTGATATATACCTTACTTTTGTTTATACAAAAACACACTGACTATGATTATTCAAACACTCCGAATCACTCGTACCGATATGGTATCAGTATTCAACAATGTAGAGAAACCTACATTTGTAAATTTAGTTACTAACACTATTGTTCGTATGAACAAAAAGGGTAACCCTTTCCACGACCAAGTTATTAAACACCTATCTTCTAATTTTTACATTGGTAGTAACTACGAGGATAGAGTAAACAATAACTTAATTAAAGAGGACAAAGAGAATACCTTTGTATCTTCAACCCCAAGTGGTAAAAGACACATTAGTAAATGTATCTTAACTGACACCAAGACTGAAACTAAATTCTATCTTATGTGTGAGTGGTTTAAAAGAAGTTATCCTAAGGTATCTTACAAGTTCCAAGAGAATAGTATTGATAAAGTATTATTTGAGGACTACCTTGTAAAGAGAACTGAAAGTGTTAAACAAGATTTGGATAATAAAGTGAATATCGTTACTTACGGAATTGAGAGTATCAAAGAAGTAAGAATGAATAAGACACTTTATATCCTTATTGATTAAGGTTAGTTCCCCCACTAACCGACCACTCCGAAAGGGGTGGTTTTTTTTTGACCATACTCATCTCCGTAATCCATAATGTTGTTTGGCAAGTTTAGTGAAACTTTTTCTACCCCCCGTGAATTTAAAATTTGTTGTTTGGCAATTGTCATACAAGACCACTTGAGTCGTCCGACGGGAAATTTATTGTTCGGCAAATTCGGATATGGTATAGGATATCTACGGATATAATCGGATATGCCAAACCATTTTCAGTAACCTCAGGAACCAAGTGGTTTTGTCATACATGCCAAACAATA